AAGATTGCCCATGAACTGAAAATCGATCCGGCAGCGCTGCTTTTGCCTGGCGAAAGCCCCTCGAATATTTCAATCGCCGCCCAGCCCACCAAATCATTCCGCTACCCCGTAATCAGCTGGGTTGCCGCCGGCTCCTGGGCGGAGGCCGTGGAGCCCTACCCGGCCGGCTTCTCGGACAGCTACGAGTTCTCGGAGTACGACTCCAAGGGCACAGCGTTCTGGCTGACGGTCAAAGGTGACTCGATGACGGCGCCCGCCGGCCAGAGCATCACTGAGGGCACTCTGATCCTGGTAGACACCGAGGCTGAGGTTGCACCAGGTAAGCTGGTGGTGGCCAAGCTGCCAGACAGCAACGAGGCTACATTCAAGAAGCTGGTGAGCGACGGCGGCCGGCTGTTCCTGAAGCCGCTGAATCCGAGCTACCCGATCGAGGCGGTCGACGAGAACTGCAGGATCGTAGGCGTGGTTGTGCAGGCGCTGCAGAAGTTTTACTGATGCCATCCGCCCTTGGAAAGCCATCAACCTCATGGCGAGAGCAAAGCTTCTGGAGCAAGGTGTGGACCTGTGCCCTGCTGGCGCTCATGGTGGTTTTCACAACCGAAGCTGGCATTTGGCCGGACGGCAGCTCATCCAACCGCAAGCGGGTTTTCAGTCCTGGCTTCGTTGTACTCTGCACCATCGTGGCTGTGGTTGAGCTGATAGCGCTGAATCACTTCTATGGTGTGCATGGATGAGGTGCAGGCGGGAAGGAATGTGCGATCGACGCCTAGGTAGGCTTCGTGCGCTCCGCCGGGTGAATAGTGGTTTCAACTGAACCAAAAAAAGGAAGCGCGCTCATTTGAGGCTCGTGAATTATAGGAGCAGGGAATGGCGCAAGCCGGCAAGATTCCGTACACAGATGCCATGGCGGCAATTTCCGTCCCAAAATCCTGGGCTGGAGCCAAGACCATTATCTGGAAGTCCCAGGGCGGGAAAGGGTTTCCAGCGTCCCACAAGTGTCGCATCCCTATATCGATTAAAGATGTCGTCCAAGAGGGCTACTTCCTAGATATTTTCCATAAGTACAGTGACTTCGACGGAGTGCCGGATAAGGTATCAATGACCTTTGTTGCTGGTGGCGCCAGGCTGCTGGCCCTTGACGAAAATGGTCCAAGCGAACACGTCAACACTATCGGAAAGGGCATGCCGCATTATGGGAAAAATGCGGACCATCCTCATGTGCACGTGCCAGTCCCTGAAGGATCTTCAGGATACGCAGAGCCCATTGATCGGACCGACATTCAGGCGTTATGGCGTATCTTCCTAGAGCGTGCCAATATTTCAGGGGCGCCACCTTTTACGTTGCCGCCGCGACAGCCGCAATCAGAAAGCGGGCAAATGGACTTACTATGAACTGTGCAGACATCAGCAGGCAGCTGGGCTTTCGTTGCCGTCATATCAACGATGGACTGGCCTACATTCAATCCCCTCTCAAGCTTTCCTTCGACGGCATGGCTATAGGCGCGTTCGTTCAGGATATTGGGCGCGGACTAGTTCGCATAAGTGATAATTCCGACATTTTGTTCACTGCTATGACTCATGGGATAGCCCCAGACCAGAGGCGCTCCAAGAAATTCGGAGATATCGCCAAGCTGAGTGGAATGTCCTTATCTGATAATGGCGAGCTTCACACTGTCTGCCCTGAGGGCGAGGCAGGTTTTCAGATAGCTAGATTCATTGAGGCCGCCTCCAGAATCGGTGACGCCTGCAGCGATTTGCTCGTAATTCAAACGCCCAAATTCCAGCGGAAGGTCGGATCCATCTTGTCGCGCATTTATAAAGACCGCTTACGACGAGATTTTATTTTGGCAGGGGCTAGCGGACATCAGCTTTCCTTTCCCTTTGTGCTAAACCCAGGAACCGCAAATCAGATGGTCATCCAAACTATCTCCGCCGGATCTGCTGGAAAACCAAACTGGGCAAGTATCTATGGAGCCGTCGGCAAGATGGGCGATCTGAAAAATTCTGGCGACAATACCAAGCGCACCGTTATCCTGGAGCGTGGCGAAGATGAGTCCACTCAGCAAGCCATGGTTGCTTTAGCCGAAACCGCATCGATTGTGGTCTTCGAGGGAAATAGCGAGAAGCTCTACGCAGCGCTACAGGCCGCCTGATCAAGTTTTAGATGCAGAAGCCCGGCCCAGCGCCGGGCTTCTTGTTTCTGGCAAGCGCCCTGCTCTGCTATGGTGGCGCCCTCTGATCGCAATGGAAGCAACGAAGAATGGACTCATGGAAGACTCTGGCAGTCGCCCTGCTGGCATCGGTCAGCACACAGGCCGTGTCAGGTGATGGCGCCAACCCTATCGCTGCCGCGATATTTCTAACAATCTCCGCGCCAACCATTTTAATTGGGGCGACTACATCTCTAACGACCGAGCCGCCAAAGATTTTCAAGTCAGCCAAGACCGACGCTCTGGCGTTCATTGGTTCGGACGGCGAGATTCGCGGCGCGGAGTTTGAGCAGGCGTCCCGGCATTATCGCTCGGCCTACACATCGCCTCATATGTCTGACATGCAACTGGCGCAGGCGATCGCGACTACATACTGATACAGACCTTTAACCTATCCTCAGCGTCGTGATTCTTGCCTCCGGCGTAACCGCCAAATTCATCATCCGGGTCTGCCACCAATGCCTTCCATCGTCTATGCCAATGAGTTCGACATCTGCGTATCAATGTCCGATTTAGTTTCATGGGTAGGGGACGAGCACTCACCCAATGCGGATTTAGATGCCGCTTTGATCGCCTCTGGAATCGAGCTAGACATTGCAAAACTGTACGACCACTACTTCGACGACATACCTATTGGTGCTGGTGACGTTCATGTCTATTCGTCTGCCGTTAGCGACAGCCTGCTGGTCATAGACCTGTACCAAGATCTGACCGACCAGCTTGATTTAATTACCGTCTCGCTGAGAATTGACAAGAACCAGTTCAATTTGTCGATACCACTCCTCAGACAATTTTTTGATACCGCTGAGTGCCAGGTACTTTTTAGTCAATCTACCCACTCAAAGCGATTGCACTCACTGATAGATGAGAGCAGGTACCCGTTACTGATTAACGAGAGCGGATACCGGCAACAGATAATTCTCCATAAATGACGTGCGCTAATTACGGGCACTGCCTTCACACCCCTTTCACAATCGAGCGCCTATGGTGATTCCAGCTCCTAGTGGACATCCCTTTAAGCCCGCTACTCCCCATCGCGGGCTTTTCTTTGTCTGCGATTTGACCGTTCAGCTTTTCCCGCCAATGGTGGCTGTACGCCACGAATGGTAAAGTGCTGGCTCAATTCAATGGACTAGGTTTTTGGTATGGATAGTGGAAGTCCACTGGCCGGCTTTGTGCTCCTAATGGCTGCCTTCGTCATATATTTCACGCCCACCTTCGTGGCTGCAAAGCGCAAGCATCGCAACGGCAACTCGATTTTTTTGGTGAACCTGTTGCTAGGGTGGACAGCACTTGGATGGGTGGCTGCGCTCGTATGGTCGGTTTCGGCGAATACAGAACAAAAGCTGCCCTCTGAGATCGGCGCCTCATCTGAAAGGATTTGCCCGATGTGCGCCGAGACCATCAAGCGCGCAGCAATAAAGTGCAAACATTGCGGCGCCGATGTTTTGCCTGAGGATAACGCAGGGCCCATCAACCAAGAAAGTCAGAGTCCTGTCACCGGGTCTGTAGAAGTAATTCCGGGAGCAGCTTCGGCAGCTGGCAATAACGCGCTGTTCGTAGCGCTGTGCTCTGGTCTCGTGGCAATCATTATCGGTGCGATCGCGTACCGTTTGCTCCCGGTGACGAATGTAGCCTCACACATTGCCGCGCCCGGTACCTTTCGTGCATCAGCCGACGACCTGGTGATTTTAGACGGCTCAGCTTTTGGCTGCGTTTCCGCTACCGATTTCAATCAGTCCCTCTTTCACTATAACCAGTCAGAATTCACCGCCTGGGCTGACAGAACCTCGGGAGAAAATTGTTTCCGCCAAAAGGACTTGGCGAGGGATATTCGCTGGACTGTCCTGCAGGTGCGAGACGATCTTATGCAGGTCGGCTTGAAGCGCCCTACAGAGTACGCAAAGGAGCCAAGGATTGGTCAGTCTACCTATTGGACGCTGGCTAGGTGGGCCTCTCCCGGCAAGTAGCTTTCGCTCTATGCACTCAAGCACAGCCCGCTAAGCGCGGGCTTTTTCATGCCTGCCGAAAAGACTCCGCTATGCTAAATATGCATTTATGCATGAAACTTGCTGCCCCCTCTTGCCAAGATATGTCACCACCAAGACTGTACACAAATACAGTACTCGCAAGGAGCGAAGCATGATCCAGGCACCCTACCCCACACCAAAACCGAGAAACTCCTACGAGCTTGTGGGCCATCGCCTGCAACGCATAATTGCCTCCCCCAGAGTGCAGAGGATTCAGTTGGTCGAGGTTTCCAGGCGAGACGATGAAAGCCCTGAAGCCTGGCGCCAGGTCATCCAAGACATCGGCGACACCGCGGGCATAAGGGTCGAGCACCTGGAAGACGGCGCCGTCCGGATCGGCTGGCGTGAGTACTGCGATTCCTAAATGAGCTCGCCGATAGGCGGGCTCCCTGCCCCCTCCGTCCCAATCGCCCTATAAAAACCACACAGCGTGATTCAATCATGAAAAATACAAACACGTTACGTGTTGACACAACAAACACACTCTGTGATTATCGCCTCAAGCCAGCAATGAACGATGCCGGCCAGCAGCTAAACCTGCACCGCTCTTTAGCGACACCCCTTGCCGGATCACTACCGGCCCAGATTCAAAGGCAGCGATGAACCGGCCTCAACGGTTCAGAGGGTTGGCAACTGACCCGGGCGTGCAGCGTAAAGCGCCAAGAACAGTTATCCAGCGGGAGAACAAGCCGAAAGGCCCGCGGCTGGAAGAACATTCGATTCAAGCCGGTGACCGACGCCAGTAGCGGGTCACGGCGGAAAGCATCACTGAAGCCCGTTCACTGAGCGGGCTTTGGGATGACAACCGGAGGGCAACACGATGTTCAACATGGCAACCATGGCGGCTGATGAATGCCGCGCCGACGCTGAAGAGCGCACCTACTACCGCTGGATCGACAAGGCATCCCAACTGCTCGGCCACCAGGTCGCCATGGGCTCGCACGAAGAAAGCGACCTGCATGACTTCTACGCCGACGGCTGCACCCCGGACGAGGCCGTGACTGAGCTGCTGGCTCAGCAAGCTTTGGAGGCGGCATGAACAAGGTCCTTCGCATCACCCTTGCCGGCGACCGCGAGGTGTTCGCCGACAGCGAACTGGCTGCATGCATTCGCGAGGCGAATCGCATCAACACCGAGCGGGGCTATACCAACGGCGTGTGCGTGGTTGAGCTGGAAGACGGGCAGCGCATGACGGCTGCTGAGTGCAAGGCTGCGGCATGACGGACCTTTTCACTGATGCCCATCCAGAGCGGTGGGCATTGGGAAAACAACCCGGAGCATGACCATGAACAAAGTCATCCACATCACCCTGCGCGGCGAACTTCGGGTATTTTCCGACAAGAGCCTGGCCGCCTGTATCAGCGAGATAAACAGGCTCAACGCTGAACGTGGCTACACCAGCAGCGTTTCCGTCGTTGAATGCGAAGACGGTCATCGAGTGACGGCGGCGGATTGCAAGTCCTGCTCAGATATTCCCGTCTAGGGAGTAGATAAAAGGGGCAATGATCGTAATTGGGCCGTCTTTCATTAAATCGGCTGGTGGTTTCGGCAGTGGTTGGGCGCGACGGATTAATTCTAGAGTGGCCGCGTCCAAGTCCACATTGCCTGAACTTTGTACCAGCTCATAAGAAACGACATTTCCGTCGCCATCTATCGTAAAGCGCAGTTGGGTTGTCCCTTCAACCCCGGCCAGTTGCGAGGCGATCGGGTACGTCTTGAATTTATTCAAATGCGCAACGAGCCCGGCGCTCAGTGTTTTTTCTTGTTCGGCAGTGGAAGAGCAACCAGAAATTACGCCGAGAAAAACAAATGAAAAAATAGTGGCTAGAAAAAATCTGAACATTCAAAAATCTCGCTATTTGGCGGTGCGATCTCGCACATCGCTGTTTTGAGCCTATCAGTACACTCAACTGCTCCGCAAATAAAAGCGCAGCTTCAACGAAGTTGGATGACCTGTCCTCCCTTTCCCACCTCTATTACGTCAGCACTCCTCCCCCGCGCCCATCGGCAACCAGCGGGAGGCATAAGTGTTGACGAATACAGGTGAACAACCCGCCACTTTGGAGGCGCCCATGAACGCAGCATTGAATATTTGCCAGGAGCGTTACGACGCTCAGTTGCCTCCAGAGGTCAGCGAGAGCGACGAGGTGACGGACTGGCTTGAGCATTCGGCGGAGCGCCTTGTGTGCGGAGTCGATATCAAGTGGAAGCGCCGCTACGGCCAGCCGCACGTGGTGACGTTCGACCGGTTCTGCACGGCCCTGCAGGGCTACCTGAACCAGCGCCAGATCGACGGCCTGGACCAGCGTGATTCGTTTGCCCGCCTACTGCTGTCGGCAATGCTCGGCAGCCAGAGCGATGCCCGGGCTCACGCAGCCGACCTGCTGGGCCATCAACGCCCGATTGAAGCGGTCGAGAAGATCGCTGTTGCGCTGCTGAGACCGTATGCCGAAGACGCGGTAGCAGCAGAACGGGAAGAGCGCGAAGACGATGTGGATGCCGACCTATGAGTCCGCACATCCTGATCGATGAGGCACTTGAAGCACTTGAGCATCCCAGCAGCGAGCAAGGCGCCCAGCGCGCCGTCCTGGCGATGATCACCAGGATGATGGAAGGCGAAAACATTTCCGTCGAAGAGTTCAACCACTACTGCAAGCGCCTGCTCAGGATCAGCCAGCGGCGCAAGGAGACTGCATGAAAACCATGACCCTGGCCTTTACCCACAAATCCTGGCTCGGCGTCCTATCGCTTGCATACGACGCTGGTATCGAAAACGTCCACGCCTGGAGTCGCCGAGCGTGCATCTGCAATGAGTGGACTGTCGCATATGAGGTGAAGGCATGAAGCTCAACAGGTTCGACGCAACAGACACCGCGCGCATTCGTGCAGCGCAAAGCAAACGTAACACTCGCATCGAGCGCAACTACCGCAACGAGGCCGCCCAGGGGCGGGAGCCCGATGGTTTGCAGCGAATCGGCAACGCTTGGAAAGCAGAGTGCAGATCGTGCGGGAATGACTACGTGTTCGACTGCGATGCGCGTGAGTTCAACCCCGAATACAGCTACTGCGGCGGTAGCGAGCGGTGCATACCATGACGCCCCGCCAAGCCATCCGCCTGACCTCGGCCATTGTGGGCCTGACCTTCATCGCAGTTGTTTTCCTGGGCCCAGCCATCGGCGGCCTGATCACCCAATAAATCATTTCGCACAGCGCCCACCGCAAGGATGGCGCGGGAGATAGTCATGCTCGCAGCAATCGCAGACCGCATCCGTTCCAAATCCTATGAACTTCCGCTTTCGCGGGATTACGTGCGCCACTGGGGCCTGAAAGAGGCGGTACGCGAGCTGATCCAGAACGCCCTGGACAGTGAATCCCCGTTTGAATATGCCTTTGCGCAAGGCCAGCTGTTCATCACCAGCCGGTTCGCACGGCTGGAGGCCAGCACCCTGGTGCTGGGCAGCACTTCCAAGTCCGACCGCGATGACGCGATTGGCAGTTTTGGCGAGGGCTACAAAATCGCCATGCTGGTGCTGACCCGTAACGGCTTCGGCGTAACAGTCCTCAATGGCAACAAACAATGGGTTCCTGAGTTCCGGCACAGCGACCAATTCGACGCCGAGGTGCTTTGCATCAACGAGACGCCGGCGCACCGGCCGAATCAGGGCGTTGAGTTCATCATTTCCGGCATCACCTCTGAACACGAGGAGGAGATCCGTGGCATGTGCCTGCGGATGCAGCCTGCGATGAGCGACGTGATCGGAAGCAAATACGGCCACATCCTGCCATCGCGGCCGGGGAAACTGTACGTAGGCTCGCTCTACGTGTGCGACACCGAGCTGACCTACGGCTACGACATTTTGCCCGAGCATTTGAAGCTTGAGCGCGACAGGCAGACGGTCTGCGGATGGGACCTGAAACAGGTTTCGAAAAATGCCTGGATCGACACCGGACGGCTCGACGAGGTGGCAGAAAAAATTGAACAGGGCGTCCCGGATGTTGAGTACGTCGAGTACGGCAGCACCGAACTGGTCAAGGAGGCGTGCTACCGGCTCTTCCAGAAGAAACACCCCGGCGCGATTGCCGTGAAGTCTCAGGAAGAGCTCACAGCCCTGGTGAAAAAAGGGATGACCAACACCGTGGTCGTTCGCAGCGCCTTCCACTCGCAAGTTGCCAACTCAACATCCTACCGCGAGCAGATCACCCACATTGTGGCGATCCAGACCCCACGGGAGGCTCTCGAAGAGTGGTACCGCGACAACAAAAAATACATGAGCAGGCTGCCGGCAGTGTCCTTCAAAGACCTGGTTAAGCGCTCCGCAGATTGGAGAACCAAGTGATGACCGACAACACCAGAATTTGGGATCAGGTCGAAACTACTGACCCCGAAGTAACCAAGAAATTTACCGGCGCAGGTGGGTTCAAGGGCACCGCCATCAGGCCTACGTACCTCATGCATCGAGCCACTGAGCTGTTCGGGCCCTGCGGTGAAGGCTGGGGCTGGACTGTTCTTGAGGATCGCTTCGACGAAGGCGCCCCGCTCCAGGCCCCCACGAAAGAGTGGCCCGGCGCACCGATGATCTGCGCGAAGGTGCACACCGTAAAGGTTGAGCTCTGGTACACGGGCAAAGACGGCCAGAAATGCACCATCCAGCAATACGGCCACACGCCTTTCGTATACCTGCAGCAGGGGAAAATCCTGACTGACTGGGACACCGCTAAAAAGTCCCTCACAGACGGCATTGGTAAGTGCCTGCAAGCATTGGGCTTCGCGGCTGACATTTACCTGGGCATGTTCGATGACCCCAGCTACGTCGACACCATCACCGAGGTGTTCGCACTCGAAAAAGCGGAAGACAAGGACGCTGAGCAGCTGCGCCAGAAGCAGGAACGCGTGGACTGGCTCGCGTCGGCCGTCGAAACCATCGGCAAAGCCGTATCACTTCACGAATTGAATCTGGTCAACGTGAAGTATCTCCGCGAAGCAACACGCCGGAACGAAACGGCTTTTATCAAACGTATTACGAAGGCTTTCGAAGAGCGAAAGGCGCAACTAGAAAAGCCCGATGAGGAAGCAGCATGACCAATTTATACAAGCTCACCGGCCAGCTCGCTGAACTGCAAGCCATGTCCGACACAGATGATGAGGGCCTCAAGGAGGCCTTGCAGCACGCCATGGACGAGATTCATGGCGACTTCAACCTCAAGGCCGACAACATCGTCATGCTGCGCCGCAACATTGAAAGCGACGTAACGGCCATCGAGACGGAGATTGAGCGCCTCACCGAGCTGAAGCGCATCAAATCCAACGTCATTTCCCAGGTCAGCGATTTCCTGCGCCGCAACATGGAAGCCGCCAACATCAAGTCGATCAAGCGACCACTGTTCACCATCACCTCGGCGGTGGGCAGCGAGCGGGTAATCGTCGACAACGAAGATGCAGTGCCTGATGAACTAACGTCTGTGAAATCGAGCATCTCACCCGACAAAAAAGCCATTGCCGCCAAGCTCAAGGAAATCCGCGATCACAACGCGGCTGTGCGCAAGCGAATGGACGCCGGGGAGGATGCGGAACACGAACTGCTCGAGGAGCCGAAGTGGGCTCACCTTGAGCGAGGCGAAAGCTCGATCCGCATTAAGTGAGGCCATCATGATCAGCATCCATCTGGGCATGTTCGAGCAACAGCAACAGCACGCCAAATCAATATCCGAGCAGGTCGCTCAGCACCTGGCGGCCGGGGGCCGAATAGAACACTTAAAGAGCCCCCCGGACAATCCGAAGCCCCCTCGGCGGTCTGAAAAAATAGACCCTGAAACGGTCCTCAAGCGAAAGCCAAAGGGACTGACGGCTGCGGATCGCAAAGCACTGCGGCTGATGGCGAACTCGTTATGAGCAAGCGCAAACCGCACAACCTCAAGGCCCGCATTGAACGCTCGTGCCGCGCCCTCCTCGCCACCAATCACGTCGCGGTGGTGAACATCGACCCGAGCGGCCGCCAGGGCATGGTCAATTACAAGTCGCTGAAGAACATCCCGCCCGGGAAGATCGGCCAGGCCGTTTGCGGAGTTCCTCATCGGTGGACGATCTACCTCAGCGCCCTGTGTATCGACGCCCGCGGCGACCGCTACAGCAAGTCGGTGGAGGTCGCGCCCAATGGCGTTTATCTATCCGACCACCTGGCCGACGTGATCGAGCATTGCTACAAGCAACTGCGCGACGAAGCCAACCAGAGCCAGATGGTGGCCTCGGGTTGGATCGCTATCCCTGAAGCGATATCTCTGGACGAGGCACACGCCGCGCGGATCTTCGAGGCGGTCGGAGCCTGGCACCAGGTGAAGGTCGATTCATGCGCCGCATAGCCCGCCCCCAGCAACGCACACGTCAAACCTGGCTAGCACTGCCGGCCAGCGGAATAGAAGAGGTAGGCCATGGCAGCCGAACAGAAGGAACGCACGGCCAAGCTTGCCGAGAAGCGGCTGGAGCTGGGCGAGCAGGAATTGCGGCACACGGTCCCGTACGGTACCCGGCAGATGCTCGATGATCTGATGCGCTGGCATGAGATCGAGGAAGTCAGCGAGGCGGTGCAACTGCTGGTGCTTAATGGCCGAGCCGAGGAACTGCCGCCGGCGCCGCCAAAGGTTAAAGGGCCGTCCGACATCATCCGCCATTACTTCCGCCAGGGTATGCGTGACCGGCTGGCAGCGCTCACCGCCGAACTGGGCGAGACGAAAGACCGTTCGACCATCTGGCGGCTGATCTCGCACGCTCACTCGCTAAACGCTGATGCGTCCGCCCCGCTATTCAAAATTAAGCGCCACGGTTTCGAGGTATCTGAAAACGTGGCGCGCAAATTACAGCAGACAGGTTTTGCCGAATCGCTGCAGATGAACGCCGACGACGACAGCGAAGACTGAATAGCATCATCCAAAAAACAAAGTAATTCCTGGTCAGGGGAAGAGATTTTTCAGCGTGCCGACCCCGACCTGAGCTTCGAAATCGCATACCAAATTTCATCTTCGTGCCCAGCCTTAGTGAGTTGAAATTTCTGGACTCCAGCATTCCCACTTACACGTAGATATGAAATTACGACGTTTACTTTATCGCTCCACCCGCCAACTGAAAACGTTGTATATGTATCATCATAAAGCGGCTCCGCCCTCAGGCTAAAGCTAAAATCATCTGATGAAATACTTATCTCTACATCCTCACAATATGCGCCCTTATTGAATACCTTGAACTGAAAATGATGGTCCCCATCTTCATCAAGCGTCCCCGGTATAGCTTGCAAAACCAGCAATGGATCAAGTGAGCGCTCATGGTTATCCAAGGTTATTTTTTGAGATTCAACCATCATCGTCTGTTGTTCCACGGAAGCCCTGAGTTCGTCCGCTTGCAGCCTTAATGCATCAGTGCTTAATTTTAGTTCTCTACCTTGCTGCAAGAAACCAAGAACCAGCCATAGAAATGCAACAGGCCCGAAAACTCCCGCGAGAAAATCTCCTAATTCATTAAGCTTAAGGCATAAGAAATCATCGAAGTTGTTGGCAACAGTCACTACGATAATCGCCAGGTAGAAAGTGGTGCCCAATGCCCCCCAAAACTCAAGCTTCTTTGCCAAAACAATCTCCTTGATCCGGCTCCATGCCGGTCACCCGTAATACCCCAACCTAGACTTAATTGCCATCACCGCAAATGGCGGCTTACTCCACTTTGATCTTCAGCTGTGGCTCTGACTCCATCGTCGGTCGGCCCATCTCTGGGTCGTTCGCGTCAAGACAACGGAATTGCAATTCGGCATTTGCGTAGCGCCCGTAACCCGAATCCCTGGACGCCTCTTTGACTGGCATCAACTGCTTCCCCTTCTTGCCACAGAACGCATCGGCTTCTTGGTACAGCTCCGCTTTTACAGCGCCACCGCCAAAAGTAGTGAAGCTACCGTCCTTCGCAATCATGTAGGTGTCGCGGCCCATCGGAACAACGCCGGGCCCGGAGCAGCCTGCAATCGCAATAGCTATCGCTGTAGCCAGTAAAAAACGCATTTAAAACTCTCCCTGTAGGTGGTGGCGAATCATAGAGCCATCAAACCGCCACTTCACCAAATTTCACACACACAGCCGCATCCGGTCACCGGAGAGCGGCGCCTACCTGAGGTAAACGAAATGCCTGTACGCCATAGCGTCATCCACAAGATCGACAAGAAGCCCGACGGTAGCCCGGCCGTGCTGTTCTTGGGCGCCTCCGAGCAGGTCGAGAGCCCGGCCCGTGACGACCTGATGAGCCAGCTCAACGAAAGCTACAACGCCACTGCCGGTAAGGGCTGGGGGTTCTTTCATCAAGAATCAGGCGCTTACCCATTGAGCGGATGGCTCGGCAAGTACCTGGCCGGCGTAACCGACTTCCTGGCCTTCAGCACCACCGCCGTCGAGCACCTGACTAAGCTGATGGAAGAGTCGAACCTCACCACCGGTGGGCACGCCCTCTTCTGCCACTATCAGCAAGGCATGACCGATTACCTGGTCATCGCCCTGGTGCAGGAAACCGAAGCGGTGACCATGACTGAAGAACTGGCCCTGATGACCGTGAAGCGCCTGGACCTGGACCACATCCGCCTGGCTGCGCGCATAAACATCAGCGAATGGCAGAACAACAAACAGTCGAAGCAGTACATCTCGTACCTGAAGGGTAAGCAGGGCCGCCGCCTGAACGACTACTTCCGCGACTTCATCGGTTGCCAGGAAGGGATCGACGGCCCAAGCGAAACCCGGACCTTGCTCAAAGCGTTCAGCGACTTTGTTGAAAGTGAGGATCTACCAGAGGACTCAGCGCGCGAGAAGACACACACGCTGGTCAACTACTCCATGGCCCAGGCCAAGCTCGGCGAGCCGATCACCCTTGACGAGCTTTCGGAGTTGATCGACGAAGACCGGCCAAAGAACTTCTACGACTTCATCAAGGCGAAGGATTACGGGATTTCCGATGCCCTGCCGCCGGACAAGAAGACGCTCGACAAATTCCGACGCTTCACCGGCCGGGCCGAGGGCATGTCGATCAGCTTCGAGGCGCACTTGTTGGGCCACAAGATCGAGTTCGACGAAGCAGGCGGCACGCTGACGCTGCGCGGTCTGCCTACACAGCTGACCGAGCAGCTCAAACGCGCCGCTGCTTGAGTAAATATGGCGGGCCAGTTATGAAGGCTGAGAAATTTGTTTCGTTTTCATCCAGATCAGCGTTCCATCCTTCTGGTACCGCCTGCTCCATTCGTCATGGCAATCCTTGCACTTAACGAGCAACTCTTCATCGACCGCATCACGACCGCCGATGACTTGGAAGTCACCAAGGTTGTCGTCGCCATCATAAGAATGCATTGATCTTTTGCAGCATGCATTTGGAAACATCACCATCTCCTTGATCCGGCTCCATGCCGGTCACCCGTAATACCCCTAACCAAACGAAATTGCCACCTTCGATCACGGAGTGCGGTTTCGGCTCAGCTGCCTCTTCAACAGCATTGGCAGCCGGAGCCTAATTTTTTGGTGGCAATCGGAATGACTTTAAAAACACAGCAATACACGACTCAACAATTGGTGAACGATCCTTGTCCTTACCGCCCCATGGATCAATTAGGCCAACTGAGAAAAGCAGGGCTTCTACAATCCCGCATTGATTGACGATAAAGTGTTCTACTCCAGTTTTCCAAGCCGGGATACCTTTGTCGGTAGCGTATAGAAGTTCGTTCCTGGTATTTGCACGCTTTTCTACATATTCTTTCAATCCAATGAACCCGTCTGCATCGCATTTCTTTGCTACTAGTCCGTTAATGATTTCATCCCAAGAGCTTTTTCCTCGGACATTCAATGATAGGGGCGGGATTGGATGCACCGCCTTGTCGGTGTTTAGCAGTGGGAGATATATACCAACAGCATGACGCCCGTTCACTTCCGTTGGATACAAGCGTGCATCTGAGAAAATATGACTTACCTCAACTTTGAAATCGTTGACCCATTCTCTCATTGCATGAATGAAAAAGATTACGGCCTGCTTATCTTGATGGCTTTTGAACTGGATTTTCCCCGCACCTTCGTACTTAAGCCGTTTAAGCGAAAAGATAAGCGCTGTAGCTGCCTCTTCTTCAGCACATATAGCACGAAACGCAGACATTAACGGGTCGATGCTGAGAAGCTTGCCCGACATCTCAAGATGAAAAACAGCATTTTTCGCTGCCCACTTAACCCGCCCATTACAACCATCAATCATCTGTTTATGACGACTAATGCTTGCCAACGCACCGTCTAGATTCGATGCCATATCCGTGCCTCGTTGCCCCACCGGGATTGGCTAACGAGCTTACCGGACGCGGGCCGGGAAAACATTTCTAAAAAACTCACAAATCTCAATCACGCCAGCCGGCGAGGATCCCCTATGCCTACTCACAACATCGTCAGCATGAGCGGCGGTAAAGACAGCACCGCTACGCTGCTGGTCGCCCGCGAGCTAGACGTGCCGAACCTCAGCGCTGTAGTGGCTGACACCGGGCATGAGCATCCAGAGACGTACGACTACATCCATTACTTGGCCGAAGCCACCGGCGTTCCCATCCGTTGGGTGAAGGCAGACTTCTCCAGGCAGATCGCCGGCAAGCGCAAATTCATCGAAACGAAATGGCGCGAAAAGGGTGTTGCTGAATCCGTGGTGCTGGGTGCTCTTGAAGTCCTGCACCCAACTGGAAACCCATTCCTGGATCTGTGCCTCTGGAAAGGCCGGTTCCCAAGCACCAAGGCGCGCTTCTGCACCGACGAGCTCAAGCGCAACCCAATCATTGAGCAGGTCTACCTGCCACTCATGGACGGCGAAAACATGCTGCTGTCCTGGCAAGGCGTTCGGGCTGATGAATCGCCGGCCCGCAGGTATCTACCAGAGTGCGATGAGGTTGGAGGCGGCCTGTTCAACTACCGGCCCATCTTGAAGTGGACAATTGAGTCGGTCTTCGAGGCTCACCGGGCGGCCGGCATCAAGCCGAACCCGCTGTACTTGCAAGGCTGTAATCGCGTTGGCTGCATGCCATGCATCATGTGCGCGAAAGACGAACTCCGGCAGATCGCGGCCAGGTGGCCAGAGGAAGTTGACCGGGTGCGTGAATGGGAGCGACTGGTGAGCATAGCCAGCAAGCGCGGAGCGGCGACGTTCTTCGCCACCGTCACCGACCCCACCGTCCGATCAGATGACAAGGTGAGCGCCGTCACGCACGGAATCGACAGGATAGTCGACTGGAGCAACACCGCGCGAGGTGGCCGACAGTTCGACATGGTCGACCTGATCGCCCGCACCGACAGCCAGAACAGCTGCTCTTCAGCCTATGGGCTCTGCGAATAACTCGCCTCACCCTCCCCCAATTTACAGATCACGCCGCCCGGCAAGGATCCCCTATGCATACAGCAATTGATTTGTTCTCCGGCTTCGGCGGGTGGACCCGCGGCGGCAAAGACGCTGGCCTAAACGTCCTTTGGGCCGCCAACCACTGGCCCGCAGCCGTGGAGTGGCATAACAGAAACAACCCGGACACGCAGCACGTCTGCCAGGACCTGCACCAGGCTGATTGGTCGCAGGTGCCGAAGCACCACGTGATGCTGGCCTCTCCGTGTTGCCAGGGCCACGCCAAGGCTCGCGGCAAGTCCGCAGGCAACCCGCAGCACGATAATTCTAGATCGACAGCATGGGCGCCGGTGGCGAACGCCGAGGTAAATCGTCCTGACTTTGCCGTGATCGAGAACGTGCCAGAGTTCATGGACTGGATTCTGTATCCTGCCTGGGCCGATGCGATGCGGCGCCTGGGCTATTCGCTGGCACCGCATATCGTGGACTGCGCCGATCTCGGCGTACCTCAGCACCGCGTGCGGCTGTTCATGGTCTGCTCACGCAGCAAGGCACCGCTACACCTGCAGCTACAGCAGCACCAGCACGTGCCCGCCAGCGAAATTATCGACTTCAACGCCGGCAAGTGGTCGCCGATCATTAAACACGGTCGCGCCGAATCCACGCTGACCCGGGTGAAGAATGGCCGGGAACGGTTTGGCGATCGATTCGTAATGCCTTATTACGGTTCGGGATCAGGGCTCACCGGGCGCAGCTTGGACCGCCCGATCGGCACCATCACCACTCTGGACCGGTGGGCGGTGGTCGACGGTGACCGGATGCGCATGATCAGCGCCGACGAGGCCATGGCCGCGCAGTCCTTCCCGAAAGACACGCAGCGCCCGGACAACCACAGGCTGACCATGCACATGACCGGCAACGCGGTTCCGCCATTGGCTGGTCGTCGAATAATTGAGGCGCTAATGAAAGCTTGCTGATTATCTAGAGAGCCTTACCGCTTCCGCAAAAGGATGACCAAATCTAGGCAGGACTTTCCTTAGACCATAAAACTCATGACTTACTGTTCCGTTATTTTTTGTATAACTAAGAGTAGCCTTTCTTGGTTCAGAAACACTTAGTAGCCTTTCAGGCACTTCAATTTCAATTTCGTCGCTCGCAAAAACATCCTTATATATTAAAATTATTTGCTCAGAATCAGAGACGGAAAATATGACACTCAACGCGCTACATCTGGGTCCGGTGTTGATCAGTACAAAAGTAGCGAAATTCTCAGGACCTTTAGTGGCCATATACTTAAATTTAAAACCAGTATGTGGCTCACAGTTTCTTTCGTTAAGCTGTTTCTCATAATTTGCTGCATCTATCGCAGTGCGCAGCTGTTCCTTCGAAACATTAACCATAGCTGACTGCTGCTGTACTGACGCCCTTAATTCTTCTGCTTGCATCTTCAGCGCCTCTGTCCCTTGCCGAAGTTCTACGCCCTGTTGGAAAAACCCCAATACGAGCCAGAGAATAGCTAAAGGTCCAAACACACCTGCTAAAAAATCCCCTACTTCATTTAGCCCCATGGTTTGCAGGGATTGAATCCTCTCCCCTACCAACCACCAAACAAAAACCAAATAAACCACTGTTACAACAATACCCACTATCGCCAGAACACGCCCCATTACACATTCACCTCGAAATTTTTTTACCAGTTTACCGCATATAGACGCGAGGACTCCCCATGCCTACAGAAAACAAACTGGCAGCGCCGCTGCAAGTTGAACGCTCGACAGTCACGAAGCTGGTTATCACAGGCGCGCCGAACCTCGACCCAATCACCGTATTCCTCGAGGACCTAGCCCCATGCAAGGGCAACATCACGGTCAGTTGCTGGGGCAAGAGCTGGACCGCCTACTGGGGCGGCATGTGGGATGGTCTGAGCATCGGGCAGTTCTTCTGCAAGCTGAACACCGCCTACATCATCGGCTACTTCGATCAGGCGATGAGGCCAAGGCAGTTCAGTGGTGAAGCGCTTGCAAGGGAGGCGCAGCGCCTCGTACTGAAAGAGCGCCGCCAGTTTTGTTACGGCGCCAACGAGGCCCGCGAGCGGTTCGATGAGGCAGAAGATCTGCGCGACTCGCCAACGATTGAATATCTCCACGGTGCACACAGCGAGTTGATGACGAAACTGTTCGGTGATGAATGGTGGCACCTAACCAATGACGCCACCGAGCCAAACCCCGATTACGCCTACCTCGAGCGGATCATTCACGCGGTCCAGCAGGCGCTGGGCCAGGAACAGCAGCAGGTGGCGGCATGAAGCGCATCTACCTCAGCGGCCCCATGACCGGCCTGCCCGGCCTCAACTTCGCCGCCTTCCACAGTATGACCGCCAGCCTGCGCGCCGTCGGCCACACGGTCACCAACCCCGCCGAGATCAACCCAGACGGCGGCACCTGCAGCGACTGCATGCGCCGCGACATTGCTGCCCTGATGGACTGCGACACCGTTGCCACACTGCCCGGTTGGCAGGATTCCCGCGGCGCCAGCCTTGAAGTTCATATCGGCAAGGCGCTCGGCATGCGGATTGTGAATGCCCATGATCTGGTATCGATGGAGGCAACACAGTAAGCAGCTTGAAAACGTCGCAGCGCGTCACCTCAAGAGCCGCATCAGGCCTACGACAGCTTTTGCATGCCTAGTACTACTAGATCTCCGAAACCGTTTATCAGGGTGCCAGCAATGAGGATACTCAACTCCACGGACTTAAGCCGCTTGACCCGTCGCTCAATGTAATTGGCGAACATTGTCTCGAGCCCTTTATTTACCAGCGACTCCAGCCCTTTCTTGTACGCGGCGTCGAGAGGGCGACCAAAAAAACGCTCATGCACCTCATAAAGCTCTTGCAATTGCTTTTCATCGCTCATTTCTCGGAAGCGACTTATTTGAGAGGTCAGCACTTCCTGAAGTCTGACAGACGCCGCGATCACACCGATAACAATGATCACCGAGCCGGCCCTATTCAGCCATGGCGGATCATAGAAATAACCGGCTAACGCGCCACAGATCGCGATCGCAATACATATTCCAACGATTATCCGCTCCAACCAGCTGGTTCTAACTTTCATCCTGATAGCTCTCGCAGTAGATGCGCGATTCTCAGGCAGAAGGTCGACCAGCGCAAATTTCCCCCTCCCCCTTCAAAGTCAGCCGCTATAGCGGCAAGGACGAAGTCATGCCTGAAGAAAAAGTCGTGATGTACGAATCCCCACAAGCTGCCAGCATCCAAACCGTCACAGGCTGGGTAGGCGCTGATGGCCGCTTCTGGGGCAAGATGAGCATATGGCGCGCTGGTGTTGCGCCACCCATCGCCAATGCGAGAAAAATCCGGATCATCCGATCCACGAGATTCGGAGCTACTGCCAGCAGTGTCACCAGGAAAGCCGCCAAGCGAAGTTCGCAGCGATGCCCGTCAAGGAGTGGTCCGGCGAGCCGTTGGTAATATTCGACAGCGACCAGTATTTCTTTGACGAAGACAGCCTACGTGACTTCCTCATCGACAGCGATATCGACCTGGCAGACCTGCAGCTTTGCATCTGCGAGCCAAAAATGCCCCGCGAGATCGATCCTTCGGACGTCTTCTGCGACGATCTACCGGAGGATGGCGAGATTCGTGACCAGCAGCTCGTCGCAGCATTCGAACTGCTAAACAAGATGATTCGCCAGTCCGAGCCCCTTTCGTGGACTGAGGGCAAGTTCGCCGCATCTCTGCCGCAATCGCTCCTTGATGAAGTCGCGGCTGCACGGGTGGCGCCATGATCGCCACCCTCTGGTTCGCCTACGTCTTTATCCACAAGGGGCCGAGGCCATGAATGGCGGGAGTCACGCCAATCAAGGCTGCGCAAGATTGGTCTTGCTAACGCGATATTTATCCCAAAGGAAAAATATCGCACTCGGCGAAAGCGCCAACAAAAACATTACCCAAAAACCTATTAGGCCGGCGTCCCTCAGCATCCCTGCACACAAAATAAACGCAAAGATCACCATTGCTCTTTTCACGCTAAAAAAGCTTCTTTCCATGCGATGCCTCCTTTAGTTGAAACGCAAGAATAACCCTAACCCCAATCCCCCTACATGCCTGCCGGTGAGCAGAGTCACGGCAACTGACTATCGATCCATCGTTCGGCCGCCGCCATCGCGTCATCAAGCGCTGCTGGATAGTCAGGCCAAGGGCCTTCCAACTTCGCTGCAACCTCACCCAAGCCATTAATGGCTGCTGGTTCAATGATATTTGCGGCAACAGGGCTCTCATCGTTCGGGCGGCGCCAGTCGAACTTGAGAAACATCACGTGGCCCCGGTAAGCGTGCGCTATCGGAGCATCGAAGTTGTGTGACACGTCCATGCCTCATCACGAACTTAATTGAACCTTCTTGTACACGGCTTTCGGCCTATTTGACATCTAGGCAGAAAGCTATCACTCCAATCCCCTATATGCCGCCCAGCGCGGCAAGGACACTCAATGTTCGCAATAAAACTCACCCTGATCCTGTTGGGCGCTTTGCTGTACCTGGTAGGCAGCGGTTGCTGGTTCTTTTGGATCGCCCCGCGCCTTCTGGTCGACGGCGAGACAACCGACATCCTCTACGCCTTCGTCGGCACCTGCGGCTGGCTGCTGACCACCTTCGGTTTCATCATTCACATCATCAAGACAGCGCGGCCCACTGCGGGCGCACGGAGCGATCCATGAGCGGAGTTCAATTCCTATCGCATGAAGAGGTTTGCGAGCTGACCGGCGCTCGGACAAAGGCTGGCCAGATCCTGAACCTCAAAAGAAACGGCATCCGGCACACCATCAAAATGAACGGTTGGCCGAGCGTGACAGCCATGGCAGTTACTGCCGTCGGCATATCCGAGCCAGAGAAACTCGTATGGAAACCACGCAAGGCAAGCTGAAATGGGAAGAAGACCAAGTAAGCCGGGCTCCGTCGCCCGGCTAAGAGAGCGCAAGAAAGCCAGCGGCCGGGTGTTTTACTATTACGACACCGGCGGAAAGGACCGCAAGGAAATACCCCTGGGCAGTGACTACGGCTTGGCCATCATGGCGTACGCAAAACTGGAGCGTGATCGCACTTCAACCGAACTGGTCACCAGGGTGATCACCTTTCGGTACGTGGCAGAAAAGTACCTGGTTGAAGTTGTGCCCACCAAGGGCGCAGCGACTCAGCTCGACAACCAGCGCGAACTGAAAAACTTAATGGCGTTCTTCGATGATCCGCCCGCACCACTTGAGACGATCGAGCCCCTTCATGTTCGCCAGTATCTGACTTGGCGAAAGTCAGCGCCGGTAAGAGCCAATCGAGAAAAAGCCCTGCTCAGCGCGATATGGAACTACGCCAGGGACAAGGGCTATACATCACTTGCGAACCCTTGCGCCGGAATCAAAGGCAACAAGGAGACTGGGCGGGACACCTACGTTGAGGACGAACTGTTCAAGCGAGTTCACGACAAAGCTGACGCTGGGTTGCGTGATGCAATGGACCTCGCCTACTTGACTGGTCAACGAGTCACGGACACACGGTTGATGGACGAAAGAGACGTAAGGGATGGGCAGATCTGGGTCCTTCAGGGCAAAACAAAGGCGAAACGTCGAATCGAGGTCACCGGCGAACTAAAGATTTTGATTGATCGAATAATGTCCCGAAAGTCAGGGCATAAAGTCCGCTCGACGCGGCTGATCGTTGCAGAGGATGGCACACCGATGACGGTGGCAATGCTGCGTAGGAGATTTGATATAGCGAGGGAAGCTGCTGGGGTGGCAAAGCCTGAGTTTCAAATGCGGGATCTGCGCGCCAAAGCCGGTACGGACAAGGCCGAATCCAGTGGCGATATCATGCAGGCCAAGGATCAACTTGGGCATACCACCGTAGTCATGACTGAGCAGTACATCCGCAACCGGAAAGGCAAGAAAGTCTCACCAACGAAGTGA